AATTCATCCAACTCGGGATCCATAAGAGCAGACTTAATAGTTTGGAAGATCTGAGGACCGATAATAAATCTACGGATTGGGTTTTCTGGAAGTTTTTCTTCCTTCATTGGATCTTCAACTACGAAGCCTTGGAAAATGTATGAACGCTTTTTCCAGTACTTACGACCCATTTCTTCTAGGCTTTTGTCTTTGAACCAACCACGCACTTCACTAAGGATTGGGCAAACTGAACCATCGTTGTACATTTCAACGCAAGGAACTTGCACTTGAACTGGACGACTATCAGTGTCACCTTTAATACCTGCGAATGGGAGTTTGATCATTGCACGTTCAACCCAGAAGAACGTGTTGTTTGTGTTGCCGTCTGGGAGGAAACGAACTACTGCTTCTTTACCTTCTTGCATGTTCCAGTGTGGATAGATTGCGTTGTCGCCACCACCTGTTGATTGTCCTGTTGACTTACCTTGTGCTTCTTGAAGTTTCGCACGAATTTCTGCTAATGTTGCCATTTTAAATGCCTCCTGTAATATGCCTAAAATGTTTTTTACTACTATGCCTAATGCACATGTTTTATTATGCGCTTTTTATTTATCAAGGTCAATGATTATCTACATATATTTTGATTATTTTTGCCAAAAAGAAAGGACTCCGAAGAGTCCTTATTATTGCGTGTTGTATATTACATGCCTGATAACTGTCTAATACGAGCTAGCTCGTTCATCGATTGATCCTGCTGTTCGGGAGCCATACGTTCTACCATTTTACGAGCAACGTTCTCTGCCTGTTCGCCGAATTTCTTGCCTACCATTGTGCATACACCTTCTGGACCTTTAGGGAATGTGCCCGAATCTCTATCATAGAAAGTGTGAATAAATTCTGCTAACTCTTGTACATTCATTTTGCCTTGATTTCTTTCTTCTGGGTCGTCACTGGCCATCTGTGGCTCTTCGGCTGGCGCTTCGCCGCCCGCCTCTGGTGCTGCGACTGGATCTTCTGCCGGTGCCTCACCTGCATCCATATCGCCAAAGTCTAGTTGTTCTGCAACTTCCGGAGCGTACAGTTCTAACCATTGCTTGACTGCACTACGCAAATCTGATTCTGGATCTGCATCAGCAGTGTCTTTAATGCCTTGCATTAGTTGTGGGTCGTCGATGATGCCTTTAAGACTTTCTATTGCGTTAGTGCCGTCAACACCCGCAACAAATGGTTGCCCTATTAGGCTTTGTAGTTGTTGAATTGCTGCCTGTTGTTCTTCTGGATCTTGAGATGTAATAGCAGATTCTTCACCCAACGCCATTACCCAATTTTCAAACTTTGCCATTGGGTCATATGCAGGTTGATCTAACTCGACATCTTCTTGTTGTAATTCTTCTTGCGTTAGGGCGACTATGTCGTCGTAGCCTATAGTATCATTTTCTTTCATCAATCTGTATAAGACTGGAAATACTGTTGCGATATCTTCTTTAAATGATTTTACTGTAAATTTTTCTTTGAAGTCTTCGACTACATCTTGCGGCACTTCACTACCATCATATGCTTCGAAGTTTTCTTTATATGCCTCATAATGACGCTGCTTTGACATTGCCTTAATCTGTTCACGTAGACCATTTAGGTAAGAACTTGAACGTTCTACTACGCTGTTAGTTTCGGAATTCATTAGATCGTTACGAACAACATAATTACCAAAGCTCTTTAGCTGTGCAATTTCTTCGCTCATCTTAATAATGCTTTCACCGATTTGGTCGTACGGTACGCCGCCGTTAGCCACATGTCGTTGCATGGCACGGGCACCTGCTAAATGTATAAATGGATATTTGAATCGTTCTCCGTCTGCATTTTCAACAAACAATCCGCTGATGTTACGTGTTCTTGCACCTGGGTGTGCATCATCCATAACTGCTTGGTTGTGTTTGATAATCAAACGTGTATCCATTAATTTTTGGTAACTCACTGTCTTGCTGCCATACATTGTGCTTTCACTCATAACGCTTTCTCCGACTGGTGTTTGTATTGTGTTGTTTTTTGTCTGCTTTGGTTGAGCATTTTGTGCTAGAAATTGATAATCTCTACGATCTAAATTATCCTTAGCAATATCTCGTGTGTCAAAACTTAGTAGTCTGCGTTTAGCAAACTCACGTAATTCTCGTAAGAATTTGTACCAATTGCCTTTTTGTCCGTCATCCATGCCTTCTGTAATTCCATTACTAAAATACACTTTCATTGAATTAGGTTCAGCTAGGCTAACACTTACGTGGCCAATTGGTGTTGCTCCTTCCATATAATCAAAATCAAAAAAGCGAGCTTCTTCGGGATTGATAGTTAGTTGACCGGTTTCAGCACCCAGTTTTAGGTTCTTGAAGCGACTTCTAATTTTATAGAATAAGTCTGTTGCGATATTGTTTCTTGCGTCCATAAGTATATTTATCAGTATCCCATACTAACAAAGATCGGCATTGGCATGGAATCTTCGCTGAGTTTTTCGGTCATTTTTTCGTATATTTGAGGATCCCAATCTGCTAGGACTTCTGCCATTCGTACTACTAACAGTGTAGAGCTTACTAAATCGTCATGCTCTCCACTTTTTGCTTTAAATCCTACTCCACTGGCAATAAACGTTTTTAATTCAGATAGTAGCGGCTTACTGCAAATTTTCATTTTATTAGTTTCAACCAGATTTTTAAGTTGACTACAGGCAGTAACTTTACTTCGATGAGTAGTGTTAAATCCTTTACGGAACTTGCGGATATGACCTTTACGGATAGGCTCGCTTAGAAATAATCCCGGAAAGTTCTCTTCTCCTAGATCACTAATAACAATCAGTGCTGCTTCGCCCAGTGTATTATTCTCTACACTGTAATATATCTGTGGCATTGACCCTTTTTCTTCGCCACGCTGCTGAATGTATTTCAAAATATCTCGCATTACCCGAACCTGTTGTTGCACAGGAGTAGTATTGTGATGCCACTCTGCTATCTGAATCATGCTGGGCATTTCGTACACTTGGATAGCAGAATAATCACCTCCTGTTCCTAGACTAGGATCAAGTGCCAGCAAATATGTCGCCTTGGGATCAACGTCTTTGTACCATCGTGTCTGTCCCATATTCATTATAGGATCAATACCTGTCAACTCCATTAACTTGACACTGTTAATTAATGTTTCTTCAAAAATCAAGAACTCGCATTCAAATTCTCGACGGAATCGTTCTTCACCAATTTTACTACGTTCTACGTCAGCCCACTCATCATCACGTAGAGGATTTTCGCGCCAGTGTGCAAAGTACGGAAAGAATCCGTTAGGGCCTAATTTTGTTTCGTTTCCAAAATCATCAAACCGTTTGTTAGCTTCTTTCCAAATCATAGCAAACTGATCTTCGTCTGAGTTTGGTGTACTGGTAATAATTGCCTTACCACCAGTGGCCAATGTCGGTGATAATGCAGTCCAGAACTCTTTTGCCTTTTCAGGTGGCTGAACAAATGCGAATTCATCGCAATTTTTTGTTACAAAGCATTGACTTGCGATAAACTGGTGGTTAGCTTGATCTACTTCTACTATGTCGTATACCATAGATGCCAAATTTTCATCGATGTTAGATATTTGCGATTTACCATATGTAGTATCAATTACGTCACCTGCGTGCAAAGATTTTACTTTATGTTTCTCGCCATCCTTAAAGAAATAATGTTCAGCAGTAGCCGATATACTTTCCCCAGTATCGATAGTTATTTTGTATGTTATCTTTTCACCCGACTGCACTATTCCCCTGAAATCCTTCCATCCGTCAGGTGTTAAGATTTCGTAATCATTGTTTGTAGCAAACATAATATATCCTTAATGTCAGTAGTTTCGGACTGTTGCCATATGTAATGCGTAACAAATCCACGATTGCGATACAACGACCGAGCCTTTTCATAATCGTAAGCAAGTACTTCCTCGGCAGTCTTTACTTTTCCCCTAGGCGGTGACCAAGATTCCCATAGTGCATCGCTCAACGTTGGGTCTGCATGCCACGCATTTGACTGATACTCAATTGCAATTTTATAAGTTGGTAAGGTAAGATCCCAGAAGTAGTAGTTTCCGCTGTCCATATCCTTTATACCGTATTCCTCTCGATCAAAATAATATTTAATATTATTAGAAGTTAAGAATTCTAACACAGGTGCTAACACTCGACGAGATTGCATGCTCGCGCCTCCTGAACCAGACTTATTATTGTTAATTAACGTGTCCCTTTGCTTTCGGTGTGCATTTTGTTCAACAGTTAGGCCATTAGGAAGTACTGTTGTTACTCGCATAGTTGCTTGCCTTTGGTATCCATTCCTGCCCAAGACATCGATGTTGGCCATATGGGTAGCACGAGTCTTTTGCCCTTTTTTAGCATAGCCCGATACACCAGTGCAGTCCAATTGGCCTAATACAGCCCTAGCTTTTTGTTGACCAACTTCGTATTTGGTCAAGCCAGTATTCACATCAATAATTTGCAATCCTAATTTAATATTATCTTTTCTCTTGTTGCAAATACGTTGGGTAATTGGATACGCAGTAAGATCCATTTCTAATATGTTAACTATGTAATTGTTCTTGATCATGCTAAGCCGTTGCTTGCTAATTGGGCAGACCACATAGTCATATCCTTCAACTAGGCCTATTGCCCATAGATGCGAATTACGTTTTTGGTTTCGAGCGATAAATTGATCGAGTTTGGTTTTCATACAGTATTTATACGAATGCAAACTCGTCAACTGATGACATGGACATTATTGTTTATTCTAGAATACAGTGCAGTCAACGTTATATCCTCTTCAACCAATGTTAGTTTACTTCGAACTCGAACCGTAGTAGTGTCTCCATCTAGACAATAGATCAGTGATAGAGACTTACCACGGCCTGTATTTTCCGTTGTAGTTGTTGCTTGAATGCGTGAGCCGTTATCGTATTCGATAGTATTTCTGTTGTAGGTAATAACACCTGCGCGAATAAAGTCAGGAAGATTTTCGTAACCAAAACGGTAGCGATCCATGATGTCTTTTGCACCTTCATACTTGTGTGCTGCAATAAGGACCTGCGCATCATTCATAAACATTGTATACCACAGTAGGTAAACAACTGCACAGGTTGTATTGTGTGTGGGTATTAATGTTACGCCAGCTAAAAACAAATGATCATCGTTATCTACCTGCAAACATCTTACAGGAACACTATCAACTAGGGTTATTGATCTAATATAAATTCTTTTATTTTTAGGATGATTTTTGTTTAGTCTTTGCCTCTCTAACTTTCTAGGCATTTTAAAAACATCAAAATCAGAGGTAGTAAAACAAAGAGTATATGCATCTTTGTGAGTGGTCTTTTTACGACTCACTGTAGATTTTATACCTAATGTGCTTAGTAATAGTCTTGCCTGTGTGATAAATTTTTCGTTAGATTGATAAAATCTGCAGACTCCGTTTTTTTCTACAGTGCCGTCTGTATCCATGAGTCCTTGTAATAGGGCTATTCTAGTGTCTAAATCATTAAAGATGTATTCATCGGGTATATGTTTATTGCCCCATAGGTCTAATTTCTTATGCTCTTTAGCACCGCCTTTAACATAAAAGGTACCTGTGCGCTGGCTCCTACAATCTATAGTAAAGTGACTAACCTCTAAAGATTTTTCTGCAAAGATTTTAGTATATTCTTTATAATCTTCCATAGTACAGGTTATTCTTAGATCTTTTGACCCGCCATCCCCTAACCACACTCCTAGATAATATGGATCTAACATTACCTCTTTAGGTTCGAATTCCAAAGCGTTAGTGTGTTTAATGTGTATGCTTTGTGATCCTGTAGAACACAGTTGGAATCTTTCTATAAGTTTTAAGGTAGTCCCTGTTATTTCTCGCCCTAGATGCGGATCATGCCAGTTCCACAAATGTTCGGCATCTGCTACAATTTTCTCTCCGTGTATAAATTCAATTTCATAACAAGGCCTATCAGTCATAGTTTCTGTTATAAAGGTAATTGTGGTTTGTTTACCGTCAGATCCAAAAATATTGTCGCCTACTTTTAGATCGCCCATACTAACAAATCCAGTAGGGGTTAGTATAGGAGTCGAGTTACTGAGAGCTTTTCCCATCTGTCGAGGTAACATAGCAATACATTGCTTATTCTCAATAAAGGCAGTGATCAATCTTTCTTGATATTCGTAAGGCTCGAAGGGAATTGATCCCCTTACTGGATGCTGAATCTTGATAAAGTTTTTAGCAAAATATAGTGGCCCGGTAATAGGGTCCATACATTTTTCAAGATGCGTTACTTCCTCAAGTGTGTACCTGAGTTGAACATGTGCTTTTTTAATCAGTACCCCATCTAAACTCTTACCCATTTACAACTCCCTTACTCCATTTTTTTCCTTTATTCCAAGGAATACGTTTTCCTGATGTATACTGATCTTTAAGAGTATTGCTAAGTTTTTCTCTAGTTTCGTCTGTCCATTGTTTGCCAGTATTAATTTCTGTCAACGCTTGTTTTTGTTCGTTAGAATGTGTCTTTGTTAGTACGCCGTCGAGTGATTTTTCCATACTCTTATTTACTGAAAAAAATAGCACCCGAAGGTGCTATTTGGTTTTATAAAAAATTAGTTATGCAACACCAACGGTAATGCTAGTTGCTGCAACAACAGTCGATCCACTGACATCGATTGTGTTAGGACCAACTGCGGTACCCAGGCGGCGAACACGTACTTGCAATTCAGCTGCGCTATTAATGCTCTTGTCCATGATAACATGAACTAATCCAGTGGTTGCATTAGTAACATAGAACATCAACGGATTTAATTCTTTAACTAATGCTTCAACTGTTTCGTCAACTGCATCGTCTTCAGCTCTTAAATCAATAGCAGTAGCGCCGACATCTTTAACTGTGATTAAATATGCATTGGCATTTAAAGAGTATACTGTATCAACAGTACAATCTAAACCATTTACTCTAGTAACTGTTCCCATTATTTCGCTCCTTTAGCTTCTGCTAATCGTTGTAATAGTTCTGCACGGATAGCAGCACGTAGATCGTTGCCTTCCATTGCCATTGGGTTGTCGCCTTGCTTGTAGCTATGCTTGAACATTTTCTTTTCTCTGTGCAAGTCATTGCCGTTTGGAATAGCAGCATCAATATCAAATTCTTCTGGGCCTTCATCTCCTGGTGCAGAATTACCGAATGCTTCTTCTTTCTCTTTCTTTTCCATATCGTGATCATCCATGTCGTGATCACCGTCGTTGTCTAGATCGCCGTGTGCTTTAGAAACATCATCACTATCCATCTCGCCGCCTGGCATGTCGTCGTCTGCATCAAAGTCGGGTAACATCTTTAATGGAGGTAGTCCGCCCATTGGCTTATCCATTGGTGAAATGCTCATAGCTGGCATTGGAGGTAGTCCGCCCATTGGCTTATCCATTGGTGAAATGCTCATAGCTGGCATTGGAGG